CCTTAATTATAGTTTAATTTCTACAAAAAAGCCCGAACTTGCAAAAAGTTGAGGGCTTTTTTGTTGGGGAAGGGTATTTTTGTTTCCATTTTGTTACCATTAAATTTAATCTAATTTTAACTAAGTCAATTTTAATGATTTTTAGATGTTATTTTATTTCATCAACTACCTTCTTTAATTTTTTGATTTCTTTGTGAATATAAACATCTGATGTAGTCTTATAATTTGAGTGACCAATGATTTTAATGATGGCATCTTTGTCAGCCACATTATCAGATAGTAAGCTAGCAAAAGTATGCCTAGTATCATGTAAACTATGATAAGACAATCCTAGATCCCTAAACAATATCCTGAAATGATTATCAAAAGAATCATAATCATATTTAAGACCATCTAATCTTTGCCATAAGTATTTATCTTTACTGAAATATCTAGATCTAAACAAATCTACAATTTTATCTGCGATAGGAACTTTTCTGACTCCAGCTTTACTCTTAGATTTTTCTACTTCAAAATAATACTCATTCAAATATACATCTTTTCTTTTTACTCTTAATAACTCACTTATTCTAAGCCCTGTATAACACAGAATCAAAACCATATCTATTATTCCATGTTTGTTGGCTTCATTATTGTTAAGACTATCCCATAAAACTTCTAATTCTTCTTGAGTGATAACTCTTTCTCTATCACTTGTTTTATTACCTTTTTCAATAGTCTTAGTCTTTAGATACTTAGCATAATTCTTGCTGCACATATCATTTAATATTGCGAAATCAAACATCATACTCCAGAAGCTTTTTAAAACTCTCAAAGTGCTATTAGTCAGATCTAAGCTATAAAATATATCCTGAAGCAAAATACCATTAATCTCTTTCATTTCCATTTTATGTAGTTTTTTACTTCTTTTAAATTGTGTTTCATAGTTGCTTAAAGTCCCTTTGTTTACATCTTTATCTTTGAGCCATAATTTATATACTTGCTCAAAAGTTATACTTTTCTCTTTTTTCTTATGTATTTTTATATCAGTCTTTTTTAGCATATCTAAGTTATTTGTAAAATATGCTATTCGGTATATCTCTGCTTCTTTCTTAGTTTCAAATACACCCAGAGCCAATCTTTCAAATTTTCCTGTTTCTTCATTAAATCTTTTATTATCTCTCAAAAGCCATGGCTTTCTTCTTTTTCCTGAAAGTTTTGAAACAGTACCCATTCCATTTGCTGCTCTCATAAAAAAATCACACTCCTTTTAATTTGACGTACTTTAAGAGAGTGTGTTATAATCTAATTACGAAACAAAAGAGAACACACTCTTTTAGCCCCTATAGTGATACTGAGAATATCACTGCTGGGGTATTTTTTTTATTAATTTATTTTAAAAAGATTAATCATGGAATCTATTCTGTCCTCAATATCCAAAGGGAAATTCGCTAATCTTAAATAAGTATCTCCATATTTAATTTGCTTTATATTGGTAATAGCAATTTTTAATTCCTGTAAAAATAAATTTCTTAAAAACTTGTTATCTAATAGCACTATAATAGAAAATATCATTGCAAATAAATCTGTTCGACCAATTCCATTATTTATATCTTTAAAACTTAAAAAATAAGCTGGAAGAATTCCTTGTATTTCATGGTGAATAATTTCATCATTTAGATCTACTCTATAATTAAAAACTTTTGAATTATGAGCAATTTTATTTCTAAATTTTCTAACTATAGTTAACATTTTTTTGAAATTTTTAGATTTCAAATCTGGTACTACATTAAGATTAGCAAATAAGCTATAATCATCTAAAATTTCTTTTTCCATAGATGGTGGCAAAAATGTAAATAAATCAATAACATTATTGAAATATACATTTTTAAATAAAATCCACGGCGGAATATGATTATGGTTATCTATATAATGTCTTGTTGGTTGGTCTTTTGTATTAAAAGACTCTTTAATTTTATCAACAGTACTTTTAAATTTAACACGTCTCTTTTTAGGGATAGCATAATATTTAGCTTTTAAATATTCTAAATGGTCTTCTGTATTATTTTTACTAACTGAATATGCTAACTTCACTTTGAAAAATTCTTCAATATAAGTACTGTATTTAAATAGAACTGTAAGAAAATATTTTTCATGGATAGATAGTTCAATTATATCTAAAAATGTAGTTCCATTTTTAAAAACATTATTTCTCATAAATATTTCTTTGTATCCATTAATAATATTATAATAAGAAAAAGTTTTAAGTATCTCTATTTCAAAATCCTTATCAATAGATATTATTTTATAATCTGAAACCAGTTTCTGATGTTGTTCATCATATGTTTTAAAAGGTTTATCATAAGGCATAAAAGTCCTCCTAAAAAGAAAAAATCCAGCACATTTAAATGTACTGGACGATAGCCTGAACACTATATTAGTGCCTACCCTAGGTAGCGGCAAAGTAATCTTAGTACATTTATGGTATCATATTTTTTTTAAATACGCAATACTTTATTTTAAAATTTTAACAAGATCTCCTAACTTAATTGGACTGGTATCCCTATAAAAAGTATTTGAAATTTCTTCTTTGTTCATATTTAACTTTTGAACTTCTTCAATTTCTCTAGTGAGATAATTGCTAAGATTAAAACTTTTTACTATTTTTCTACTTATTTTTTGACAGACTGAAAATTTTGGAAATACTGAGACAATTTCTATATCAGCTTTTATTGAATCTAAAGTTCCATAGTTTGTCCCTTGAAAAACAACTTCTTCACCAGGAGTAAAGATTCTTAAATCTTCTCCTTCATAAGCTCCATCATTTTTACCATAATCAACAATTAAAGAATTATCTGAAAGCAGTTTTATAACTTTATATAGTTTACTCATTTAATCACCTCTTTTTTAAAATGTATGTAGTTTATTTTTTAGCCAGTAATTTTATCTATAGCTCCTTTTAAAGCAATCATTTCTTTTTTATCACTGCTAAAATATTTTTTATCTATATTTTAAAGACCATCCACATTGACTAAGTTTTTCATATTCTGTATCAATATTTTCAATAAAAACATCTTTTCCTGTTACATTTACATTTATACAATAAAAACCTAATAATTGAGATGACTCATCAAGTATATTAGTTCTGCTATTTGAATCAATCATCTCTGTTGATACCACTACATATAGATCTTGAGGCTCATTATAACATTCTTGGATAAGTTTCATACTTCCTTCGATAAAAAAAGGTAAATTACAATTCATGTATGCAGAAAGATGTTTTTTATTTTTATCTATTCTAAATAAACTAAACTTATACGAATATACAGGAAGAGTTTTATTATTTATGTATAAATTATCAAAATAAGTTATATTTTGATTTAATTTTATTTTCCAACCATGCCCTTTTAGCATTTTTAAAATCTCATCTTTAGAAACATCATCATAAAGATCACAATCTTCTAAAACTACTTGTATATGTGAAAAATTATTTTTGTTTAAAACAATTCCTATCTCATGAGCTTTAAAATCTAACCCATCTTTATATAGAGTACTACCAAAATATGAATTTTCAGAAAAAACAAAAGGCAAATTTATTTCAAAATATCCTTCCAAATATGTATTCTTTATTTTTATTTTTTGATAAAAAATATGTTTTATCCCATTCTTAGGTTCAACATTATTTTTACTCATATCCATAAACCCCATCTCCTTTTTTTATTTATTTAAAATTTAAGTAATTGCACCAAACATAATTTATAATCTTCTGGATCTCATCATCATTATCACAATCTTTATATTTAGCTTGTAAAAATATAGTAGCGAACAAATTTGCTTGTGTTTCTTCTCTTGAGCCTTTAAAAGCTTCAATCTTACTAAATTGTCTTATAGAATCATCATGAAATATATAATGTCCTATTTCATGAGCTATGACAAAATCTTTCTCAAAATTTGAAATACTTGAATTAATAAAAATAACATTATCAACTGATAAACCCCTAATACTACTATCTAAATCCACATATTTTAATATAATTCCTTTATCTTTTATTAAATTGTATATATTGCCATATTCTTTACGAAGTTTTAGAGCAGTATTTATTATAGACTTTGTAGTCATTACACATCACTTCTTCCTTTGTGAAATTAATACTTCTGCATAAGCTGTTGCTAATGTTTCTTTATCTTCATCAGAAATATCGTTCCCTTCATTCATAAACATAACAGTAGACATATTTTTAAATTTTTCTAATTTTGCTAATTCTTCATCTGTTAATTTAGAAAAAATATTATTTTCTTTTTCTTGTGAACTATAATTTTTGTTTGATAATAATTTATCAGCTTCTAAACCTAGAACATCACATATTATTTGAAATTTATCAATAGGCATATTAGTTTCCATTGTTTCATATCTTTGTAATGTAGAAGAACTTATTCCAGTTTTCGAAGATAAATCTCTCAAAGATAAATTTAATTCATCTCTCTTATTTTTTATAATTTTTACTATATCTTTTATTTCATAAGGCATTTTACTACCTCCTTATATAAATTTTATAATTAATTATATAATTAATTTTTCATATTTGCAACAAAATTTTAAAAAAAATAAAAAAAAGTTTCAAAAATGGGTTGACAAAATAAAAGTTATAGTTTATACTTGTTTCATATAAGGGACAAAATGGAGGTGATAATTTGGATATATTAAAATTAAAAGGGAAAATTGCTGAAAAAGGAAAAACACAGATAGATCTAGCTAAAAAACTTAATTTATCAGTTCAATCTTTTAATGCAAAATTAAATGGAAGAGCAAAATTCGATATTGATGAAGCTAAAAAACTAATAGAAATCTTAGAAATTGAAAATGTTAAAGAAATTTTTTTTAGTTAATTAGTCCCAAATATGAAACAAAAAAGAAAGGAGGAGTATGGAAGAAAAAAAAAGGAAATAAAAAAAATATAACAATTAATCAAGGAGGTGGAAGATATAGGACTTTTTATAACTTTAATAATTATAACAAGTTTAGGCTATGTTTCAGAATGTAAAGAAAAAAGTAAAAGAAAGCACATTATAAATTTTATTAGTCTGGGAGTTCTACTTCTTTATGTACTTTATCTTTATAAGTAGTATTTATGCATTCATCAAGTATTTGTAAAGATAAAAAATAAAATTTTGTATATAAAACTGCTTCAAAAATACTAAGAAATATTTTATTAAAATCAATTATTTCAGATGTATTTAATAAATATTTTATTTTGCTTTTTGAATCAAGGATATGCGTTAAGTGGAAATAATCCAAAAATTGCAAAGCAATATATATAAGAAGTATTTTAAAAATATTATTTATTTTATCGTTATTACCTTTATTTATAAAATTTGGAATAAAAATTAGAGCTACTGTAAATATTTCAAAAATTTTATAAGGAAGGTAAAGAGAAAAATTCCAAATAAAGCAAGAAAAAATTGCAAAAATAAAATTAAATTTTTTCTTTGAACTGTTACTGAGATATTTCGAAATAAATTTTAATGAAGCTGGAATAATTTCTGACAGATATGTATTCATTACTTCAGAAAAAAACATAACTATTAATATCAATATGATACTAAGACTAAAAACATTTTTTAGAAAAAAATCTGAAAAAGATATCAGCACGAGAAACATAAAGTAAAAGATAAGAGGAAGAAACTTTTTAAAAAACATCAACAAACACCTCACAATAATTTTCTTAAATTATAACACAAATAGAGGATAAAAGGAAAAGGAGAACAAAATGGAAGATTTATATTTCAAAAATGAGGAAGCAAAATTAATATTTGGATTATTAGAATTAAAGGATAGATCTCAACTTGTTTTCTTAGACGTAGACTGGAAACACTTCTGTGATAGAAGTCTAGCAAAAGAATGGTATGAGAAGAATAATTCCATTCTGGAAAAAAGCAAACATGAATTAAAAGATAGAGCGTTAGGAATGCTTTATCAATTATATAAAATGATGATTGCGTAGGAGGAGAAAAATGAAATACTGGAAAAATTTAACGGATAAAGAAAAAAAAGAAGTGTATGAAGAAGTTTGTAAATCTGAATTATACCAAGATGTTTTAAATGAAGTAGGTAGTGGATGGTGTACTGAATTTTCAGAAACTTTTATGATGTATAAAAATGCAGAAACAGAAAATGGTGAACTTATAACTGTTGAAAGATTTAAGGAAATTATACTAGATAAATTAAGAACGTATCTATAAAGAGGGAATAAATGAGAATACACAAAAGAATAATAGTAAATCAAGAAGAAATGGAAAAAGTTTTATTCTATAGAATTCTAGTAGAAGGTGCTAAATATCTTATAGAGCAATACAATTTATACAAATCAAAAGAAATTGAATTTGAATTTAATTGGCATCAAGGTGTAAGTAGAGGTGGAGGATATGAGCATGGTAGTGATTTAGAACTCATGGATAATTTCTTTGTAAATAGTTTAAAGATGAAAAAGCAAACAATCAATAGGGATGATAGTAAAACTGCTATAAGAGTTTACTATTTTGAAGATTAAGGAGGATCTAAAAATGGGAGTGCATAGAAATGAATTTTTGAGATTAATAAAAATAATACCATTTCCCGCTACTGCAAAATTAAAAGATGTAGTGGTAGTAATGGAAGCATATCAAAAAATGGAGGCTAATAATGAAAAATAAAAAGTTCAGAAAAGCTAACATTATTAACATTATAAAGTATAAGGCCTTATGGTTTTTAGGTGTATTGGAAGACTTGGTAGAAGAAGTTAAAGAATTATTTTAGAGAGGTGCAAAATGCCAAACTACAAAATAACAGTAGATGAAGCTGTAGCATTATCAGGAGGAGAACTTAACAAAGACGATGTATACAGTTTAATTAGAGCTAATGAAGTTCCAGGTTGTATCTATATAAAAGATCAAGAAAAGGAAAGGGGGAAATATTTAATAATAAAACCACATTGGTTGAATTTTTTAGCAGGGAAAAGTTATAAAAAAATAAAAACATCTAATAGCACCGACCAAAGTTTATTAGATGTTTAAAAAAAATATTCAAGTATTTAACTTTACTTGAATTATATATCAAATTTTTAAAAAATTCAAGGAGTGATAAAAAATGACAGTTAAAGAATTAAGAGAAGAAGCAAAAAGTTTAGGGTTAGTAGGATATAGCAGATTAAAAAAAGCTGAGTTAGAAGAACTTATAGCAACTGCTAAAGCAGAAGTTATGGAAATGTCTAAAGAAGAATTTAAGGAATCTTTAGATACAAACAACGAAGTATATGAATATGCTAATGACGATGATTGGCATACTCTAAGAGAAAAGAGAATAGGAGGCTCTGATATTGGAGCAATACTTGGAGTTAATAAGTATAAAAGTATTATAGATGTCTATATAGACAAAACGGAAGGATCTAATTTTGAGGGCAATGAATCTACATTTTGGGGACATATGCACGAATCAACAATAATGAAAGTATTTGCTCAGAAGCATAAAGAATTTTATGTATATCAAGCCCCATACTCTGTTGTAAATGATTTTCTTATAGCTAACTTAGATGGAGTACTTAAAGATAGAAATACTGGAGATTATGGAGTGTTAGAGATTAAAACAACTAATGCTTTTAATTACAAAGATTGGGATGGAGATATAGTCCCACAATACTACTATGCTCAAGTACAGCATTATTTAATGCTTACAGGCTATAAATTCGCATATATAGCTGTATTGATTGGTGGGAATAAATATAAAGATTTTAAGATAGAGAGAAGCGAAGAAGATATAGCACTTATTAGAAGTAAAGCAACAGAATTCTACAAAGAGAATATTCTAAAGCAGATACCACCAATGCCAGACGGCTCTGATGCTTATATGGATTATCTAAAGAAAAAAGCTTTAGACATAGAAAATGATGAAGTCATAGAGTTTTCTTACTTAGAAGAAAAAGCACAAAAAGTTAAAAATATTGGGAAAGAAATCAGTAATCTAAAAAAAGAGCAAGATTTACTCAAAGAACAAATAATGCTCGAATTAATAAATAACAAAACACAAAAGGGAGTTGCTGGGAAAATAAAATTTAATATACAAACAAGAAAAACAGCAGACTTAGAAGCTATGATAGAAGCTAATGCAGAACTTGTAGCACAGTATAAAGAATTAGAATCAAAACATCAAAAAGTGAGCAAATTTTTAGCAGTTAGATAATGAAGGAGAGTAGATAAAAATGGCAGTAGCAAAAAACAGTTTAACAGCACAAAACAAAGAAACAACAGTAGTAGAAAAGAAAAATAAAACAATATTTGATATTATCCAAGCTGGAGCAAAGCAATTTGCAACAGCATTGCCAAAACATATAAATACTGATAGATTCGTAAGAATCGCTATTACGACTATAAGACAAAATCCAAAATTGGCTCAATGTAGTCAAGAAAGCTTGTTGGGGGCATTAATGGTATCTGCACAATTAGGGCTAGAGCCAGGGACTTTAGGGCAATGTTATTTAATTCCATACGGCAGAGAATGCCAATTTCAAATTGGTTATAAAGGGATGATAGAACTATTAAGAAGAAGTGGGCAATTAAAGGATATATATGCTTACTCTGTATATGAAAATGATGATTTTGAGATAACTTACGGTTTAGATAGAAACTTAATACACAAGCCTAATCTAGCAAATAAAGGAAATTTCTTAGGTTGCTATTGTGTAGCAATATTAAAAGATGGAGCAAAAGCATTTGAGTATATGACAAAAGAAGAAATAGAAGCACATGCAAAGAAATTCTCTAAAACATTTGGAAATGGACCTTGGAAAACAGATTTCGAAGCTATGTCACATAAAACAGTAGTCAAGAAAATGCTTAAATGGTTGCCTTTATCTGTAGAATTTTTAGAAAACATAGAAAAAGATGATAAATCTTTTAAAGTTGCAGATACTAAAAATGCTGAAGATATTGAAATTATAGAAAGTGATGGAGATATCATAAATGCAGAAACTGGAGAATTTATAGAAGAACCAAAAGATAATGGAAAGGATACAGATAAGGTTGTAGAGGGATTATTCCCAAACAATCAATAATTTAATTGAGCTGGGCTAAATTTTTAGCTCAGTTCTGTCATAGATATAAGGAGTGTTATAAATGACTGATATAGATAAACAACATCAAGAAGATATGGAATATCTAAAAGAAAACTACTCAAAAGAAATTCAAGAATATGAAAAGATAGGAAATAAAAAGAATTTTAATGAAATTATTAATAGGGTAAAAAAGTTAGAAAAATATAAAGTTGAACTAGATAGCTTTTATTCAGAAGAAAATAAAATATTTGGGCTAACACATTTTAGCTCAGATGCAGGAGAAATAGTTTTTCAATTCTATGACTTTTATGGGCTTGATGCAAGAGTAGATATGGAACATTATTTGGAAGGGAAAAAGTATAGTCTTGATTTATGGTTTGAATATGACATTGTAGATTTTGAAAGTTTAGAAACTGCATATATAGGTATGAAAGAAATTAAGAAGATAATTGATGATGTTATTGATGGAGGAAATAAAGATGAATGAATTGATAGAAGTAAAAAATGTTAGAGGTTATATAGATGATAAAGGAATAGCTTGGTTAAATTTAGAAGATATAGCAAAAGGGTTAGGATTTTCTGAAAAATCTAAAAGTGGAAATATAGTAGTTCGTTGGAGAACTGTTAGGCAATATTTAAAAGATTTAAAAGTTATCGCAGATAGTTGCGATGGAGTTGGAAAGGAGAATTTACTTGAATATATTCAAGAAAATATCTTTTATAAACTTTGTATGAAAGCAAATAATGAAGTTGCTAGAAAGTTTCAAGATAGAGTTTGTGATGAGATTTTACCTATGATTAGAAAAACTGGAATGTATATGACAGATAATGTTTTTGATTTAATGATGAATAATCCTGAGAAAATTGGAGAAATGTTAATAGAGTTTGGAAAAGCTAAAAAACAAAATGAACAATTAATCTTAGAAAATAAAGAAAAAGATAAACAAATAACAGAACTAAAACCTGCTAAGGAATATGTAGATAAGATTTTATCTACTGAAGATACTATGACAATAACACAGATAGCAGCAGATTATGGTTTATCTGGACTTAAATTAAATCAGATACTACATCAAGAAAGAATTATTAGAAATGTTGGAGGACAATGGCTTTTATATATGGAACATATGAATAAAGGATATACAAAGTCTGAAACAATAGCAATAAAAAAGAAAGATGGATCAGATAAAGTTATAACTGCAACTAAGTGGACACAAAAGGGACGGTTAAAAATTCACCAAACTTTAACTGAACTTGGAATCTTAGCAAATGTAGATAAAGAAAAGAAAATTTCTTAATGAGGAGATATATAAATGGAAAATAACATAGAAATTAAATTTGAAAAAATAGAAGTAACAGAAGAGAATATAAAAAAACTTTCAAATAAAATAGGTCAATTAAAATGGGAATTAGATGATGTAAAATACTGGGAAAATTATTATAAAAATAGAGTTAAATTCTGGTTAAATGAAAATGATAAAGAAATTGAAAAAAATCAAAAATTAACCAAATTTAATATAGCTCTAATAATAGCTTTATTCCTAGAAAGTACCATACTTGTCTTATTAGCTTTAAATTTTAAATAATAAAAGGAGGTAAGGGACTTGAAAGACAATGAACCATTTTACCAAGTCCCTAAAAGCCTTTTTAGGCTAAGAAGGGAAGGGGGAATTAGTTTAACTGCCTTTGATATATATATCTTAATGATGGATAGATATAAAATTTCTTGTTTAAAAGAGAATATGAAAAGCTTTACAGATGCAGAAGGAGAAATTTATTTTGTGTATGCTTACAATTCTTTAATGGAAGATTTAAGTATCAAAAAAAAGCATGGGATATCTAAAGCTATAGAGGAACTTGAGTCATTAGGTTTTATTAGAAGTAAAAAAGAACATGGTAAGGCTACTATATACTATTTAACTAGTGACCAAAAGGGAACCACTACTAGTGACCAAAAGGGAACCACTACTAGTGACCAAAAGGGAACCACTACTAGTG